ACTCTTTGCTCCAATAAGGTTTTTATTAGCTTCTTTTGAAAGCTCAATAGTCTTTACTATTTTAGCATTTACCGCCTCAATGTCAGCGAGTGCCGAAGGACTAATTACATCTATAAATTCACTCATTTCTTTATAATTTTTTGATATGCCACAAACTCGGCTAAAATAATATCTTGATTTAATTGCATTTTATGAATAGATGAAATCCCCGCTAATTGCTTAAAGAAATTAAAAGGTTTGTTTTCACCTCCCGTTAACTCGTTAAATTCAGTTTCTAAAAATACTAAATCGTTATCTATTTCACCTATTTTAAACGTCAATCCGTATTGGATTTTATCGTAAACATCTCCGTTATCATCAATCTCTAAAGCGGTTAATAAATCGTTAACCATTTTTTCTGTCATTAAGTGTTTATGTATAAAAACAAAACTCAATGAATATTTTAAAAACTCTCTTTGTGTTTTTAATGCTGTTATTTGATTTGATAAAGTAAGAAATCGTATTGCCATCGGGTCGTTCATTTCCTTAAAATAATCATCGTAAATAGTCAAAAAAACCGAATCTAAATCCTTTTCGCTTGGTTTTGGTTTAAGTAACTGAAAGTCCTTAGTTTCCAATATCTTAAAAAATACTTTTGCGGGTATGTTTTCTATGTTACTGTATTTTGGCATATTTTCTAATTCTATTTACTAATACAAATGTATAAACGTCTTTTTGTCTTTTTTCAAACCAATCCTGATTTAACCCCATTATATCAACACCATACTTACCTATTAAATTACCCGTTTTATCATCTTTTGAGTCAAATCTAAAATTACCGCTTCCAAACGGTCTAACATACATTTTACCTACAAATGAACGACTAAGCATTAAATCTACATAACCGTTTGCCATTGGATTGATAGCTTGTTTAAAAAATGCGTATTCAGCATCCTTATAGATACCTATCTTTTTACCATCAGGTCGTTCACCTTTAGTAAATTCGTCAATCTTTCTGTCCTTTAAACTTGCGTTGTCGCTTAGTACTATTTCCTTTGTCATGTCCTGAATCACCGACAAACTCCGTACTTTCTGCAATCGTCTGTGATATTCCGCTGGTGATATTCCCATTTGATTTAGATTTGTTACCTCCACAACCACAACCACAATCACGTTGTTTTGGTGGATTTGTTAAAAAATCAGTTATTAATACTTCGTTGGTTTGCTTTGTGTATTTAGCAATCCATTCACGTTTTAGTTCGTTGCTAAGTTTACAAAATTCCTTAGCATCGTCACCCGATAAAATTCTTCCAAATATTTCCATTTTAGTTTTAAATTAAAAAAAGCAACCAAAGTTAATTGATTGCTTCTCATTCGTGTCTTGCAAATATAATAAAAAAAACCTTCGCTTTTACACGAAGGTTAACCAAAACTAAATAAATATGAAAAACTAACTATGCAACCGCATTAAAAGAGGTTGTTGCTCCTTTATAGAAACGTGAACCTATCTTAGTTGAATCAGCAACTGCAACCGCATCGTACAACTGTACAACTAAATCTTCTGCCGTTGTAATAGCTGTTGTTGGGGTGAAACTGTATTCCTTAGTAACGGGGTCTTGACTTAACGATAAAGCCGTAATTGTATCAGAAACACCGTCAATCGTAAATCTTAGATTTGCAATAGCAATGTTATTTAAGTTTTCCGCTTGGTTCATTGCGAACTTAGCGAAGAAATACACTTTTTGTTCTGAAACATCGGCACGACCCGTTAAAACAATGTCACTAATTGGATATAATGCTGAATTAGGATTAAACCCTAAAGTAGCACTTGTTAAAATACTTGCATTTGTCATAAACAAATCAGCGTTAGTAATTTGCATTGTTACAGAAACGGAATCAGAAACAGAACCATTTGTAAACATATAAGTACCCGTGTTTAACATTCCTAAAGGAAAACCGCTTAAAGTAGTTCCATCAACTAAAGCACCTATTGCACCCGTGTCAAATACGAAAAGCACATCAAACGCTTGAAAACTATTCCAAGTGTATAAAGCACTTGCATATTTCCATCCTCTTTTTACAAACTTAAATGTAAATTGTGGTAATCCGTTACGGACAACCGACATAACGCCACTTTCGTATTCCTCTGTTGTTGGTTCAGGTGTGTTGTTAGTAGCTTCAACTGCATCTAAAACGGGATTAAAATTTCCTAATTGGATTTGCTCATTTACATAAGCTAAATCAAAGTCGTCTGTTGTGGTATTCAAAGACCATCCTTTAGGTACTTGAACAAAGCCAACTAAACGACCCTCGTTGATTATACAATTTGGAGCACCTAGATTTTTTCTAGTTGTACTACAATCTTTTTGGTCAAATAATATTGCCATAATTTTATGTGTTTTTTAATTGTTAAAAAATATTTCGTTTATACATGAATTATCAGAAATTGCTAATTCTAAATCCAAAGAAATTACGTTCCAAATATCAATCTCACCGTTGTTTTCTCTTACTGAAAAGTTAGGTAAAAATTTACGTTCAATCTCATTTCTTACTATCTGACTTATTCCTGATTGCGTAAAGCATTGGATTAAGTTTTCGAGTACGGGAACTAAAACATCTTTGTAATCTGTTTGATAAATAAAAGGGTTCATTTCACTTTGTTTGTCGCTAACCGTTGCAATTAACAACTGTGTTTGACGTCTTACTTCGTGTGCTGACAAATTCTCTTTATCCGTTCCGTTTATTAACCAAATCAAAGGATAAGGACTATCTTGACGTGGCAAAGCTAAATACTTATTAAGTTCGTCTTGCGTTCCCCATCCGTATTTTATTGGAAATTCCGTTGCTGTTGCCGTATTTATGTGGGGTGGCAAAACATCAACTAATTCCCCTAAACGTTCTTCAAAGACTATCATAATCCAAATGAATTTTTAAACTCGTTTTCTCCGTAAATTCTAAACTTTTCAATATCAAAATCTACAAAATCAGCTTTTTTGTCATTCATATATTGGTAAAAACTAACGTTAACACCCTCTGCACTTCCAACCCAATCAACAAACTCAACACCATCAATGATAGAAACCATCGGATAGTGACAGTAACCGCCTTGATATTGTAATAAAAACTGCTGATTTGCATCCGCTATTTTATAAGCGGGTGAATAGTTTGATGCGTTTTGTGTGTTTACTTTAGTTTCTCCCGTGCTAGTTGTTTGGCTTTCCGTTGCTGTTCTAAACAGTTCATAAACACGATAAGCGATAAGGCTATAATCGTATGTTAAACCGCTCCAAACCTTACCATCGTATGTATCGCCTTGAACTAACTTTTTATAACTAGCGTAAAGCGGATTATCAATATCCGCTAACGCTAATTGTAAGGTGTTATAAGTTGCTAAACCTAACGCATTTAAAAGTATCTCTTTCTCTACCTTAATACATAGTAATTCTAAGGCACTTGCAAAATTAGGGGATGCTTGTGCTGTTACCGATGTAGGGTGTTCAACTGACATTGGAATATACAGTCCGTTGTTTTTGTTGAAATAAGATTTTGATACAATTTGTGGCATTATTTCTCTGTTTTAGCTTCTTTATCTTTTTGGAAAAGCCCTAATTCGTAACCTTTTTTCAAAACTGACTCATCATTAGTTTCGTAAATGTCACCTTTTTTAAAACCCGCCCAATCCTTTGTTAATTTAACTTTAGCCATTATACTACGCTTTAGTTAAGGCATTAACCGCATCGCTGAAATCACCGTAAACAAACGCACCATAGTGGTTAGATTTAACACGACCTACTAAACGAGCCTCTGCTAAGATAGTCACTAAGTTTTTAGTAAAATCGTCGTTTTCGTAACCTACGTTAATTGTAACTCCTTCTTTGAATCTTACTCCGTATTTAGAGAAATCACCAACTAAGAATTTATCAATAGTTACACCCGTGTTTGCAACAACTCTAATCCCTGAAATCACAGTACCATCGGATGCCGCAAAAGGAGGTAAAATATATTGCCCGTCAGTAGCTTTTGATAATTCCATTGACGCTACATCTGTTGGATGCATTACAATGTAATTAGGTTCAAATAAGTTAACACGAACTTGGTTAATTGCAGTTCTCAATACATCCCATTTAGTAGGAGTAGGAATAGCTAAAGCAAAAGCACCAGCCGCCCATGCAGTAGCTGTTGTGGTAATACCTGAAAGGTTAACTGTTAAACCCGAACCACTTAATAACTGCTCATCAATTTTTAAGTTGATTAATTCGATTAATTCTTGGTCGATTTCTGAACGCATTAATTCAACATCATCTAACATCTCTTTAGTGATTTTGATATAAGCGGTTACTTTTTTAACGTTAGCACTTGCAACAACTAAATCAAAATCGGCTTGTGATTTAGCCGCACCCTCTGCGGTCATTGCTGAACCACCATCGGCATTTTTTTGCTCAACCCATTCCCAAACGTTAGACATAATTGTTCCAACATTAACCAACTCTAAAATAAAAGGGTTACGTCTTACAATTCTAGTAATACCAGCCTCTCTTTGTGCTTGTGGTACTTGTCCCGTGATGTTTGTTGATTCAGCCATTGTTCCAGCGGCTTTCAACGTAATTTGTACACTAGCACCTGATTTTTCTTTCATTGCTTTTAAATCTTCGGCTTTTTCAGCTAATAAAGAAGCAAGATTTTTTGGTGTGTTGCTTGGTACTCCTTTTTCTTCAAGTCCTAAAACTCTAAGTGCAATTTCGTCAACGTTAGATTTTAATGCGGTAACATTTTCACCCGCTGTTTCTAACGCTTTAACTTGTGACATAAGCTCGATTAACTCCGCCTTAGTTACAGTTTCATTTTTAAAGGCATCTATTTTGTCGCCTAATTGTTTGATAATTTCTTCCATTACTTTTAATTTAACTTTTTTAATAATTGTTTTAACTGTTCTTTTTGAGCTTCTTGCTCGGCTTGAGTGTCTAATAACGGCTCGTTTTGTTCTGTTGGAGTGTCTTTCACGGCTTCAACTGATATTGTTGGAGTGGCATAATTTGAACCTTTTACAACGGCTGAACCCTCTACGATTTTAGCTTCTGTAACCGCCCAAAAATAACCTCTATCATCTGCTTGTTCTTTGTTTACTATTTCAGGATAGTATTTATCCCAAACTGCTTTTTCTTCTGCATCCCATTTCGATTCTGAATTAATTGCTAATTCTAACTTAACATAACGCATCCCTACACTATGTTCTTTTACATATCCTTTAGCATACTGCTCAACCATATATTCGTTACGCTCTTTACTCATTGTAGCATCAAAGGTTAACGCTTCGGTAGTGCCTTTGAAATTATAACCTAATTCACTCCATTGCATATCTTTAACCGTTGCTTTTACATTATCTGTAATAATGTGGTCAAAAGTCATTCTATGCTCTTGAAGTAATAAGATGTTTTTTTGCTCTTTTACTGATTTATTCCAAATACCTTTTAAATGAACGTCGTTAT